GTAAAATCTTCATGGCGTGTACGATCTCTTTCGGCACGTCCACAACATCACCGTAACCGCACACCATGCGAATGGTCACGTTGTTCATCTGCTCGCGCACCGAGGGCCACGATTGCCCCCAAGCCAGCGCGATGCGCCCCGGTTCGGAAGCGATGTCCACGTCATAAACCGAGCTGGTCACGGTCTGCTCCACGCCATCGATGTCGATATATTTAATCGAAGTAATGGATTGCAATGGCGGCAGCGGCACCTTGAACGGTGAGCACGGAAACCCGTGGTCCAGTTTCCAGTCCCAGGTCTGCGTGATCATCGCCCGGTGCAGATAGCCCTCTGTCCACATCCGCACGGCCTTGCACAACTGCTCAATATAGGCATCATCAGCATTGTGCGTCACCCGCAGGTGCGACTTGGCCATTTCCACCGAGACCGGCTCGGCGGTGGGCTTGGTGATTAAAGTCAGTGCCACGAATCAGCGCGCCTTACTTCATGCCGGTGCGTTTTGAAATACGCTCAAGCACACCCGGTTTCTTTTCGGTGGTCTCTTCAGCAGGTGGTGTTTCTGCCGCCGTCGCGGCCGGGTTGTCCTGCGCTGTCACCGCATACCCGCCGGCCAGCAACAATTCGCATTCATTCACGTCCAGCACATGGCCAACTGTCGTTTTCGTACCCGGCGGAAAGCTGCCCTTCGGGCCGCAATACTGGTTTTTCAGTTCTATCACATCACCGTTTTTCAGTTTCATATTCATCTCCTAACTATTTATCGCGCTATCACTGGAACAATAATACTTTTCTCGTAGGTCCGCGCCGTGGCGTTATTGGTCACGATTTTATTTGTCAAAAGATACTCCACGCCCGCCGTGCCGCCGGACAAAAAGATCGTGGTAGTCGTATCCGCTTCGGAATCGGAATCCTTGGTAATGCCGGTAGGCACCGTCCAGGTGCTGGTCGTGATCGTCTCGCTGTCGGACAATACGTCCGACCAGTCGAGCGTATAGTCCACCACATCAGCAGGGTCTTTAGCTTCAACATATTCCATCAGTTCACCGTCCGGTTAAATTGGTCTACAACAATAGTGCGGTTGCTTTTCGCACTCACCGTGCGGCTGCCCCCGCGCACTTCCACCGACTTTATAAACTCATCCACCAGTATGCCTCGATCGAACTCGCCGACGATAATCACCCGGCCATCCGGTGTGGTTACAGCCAATGCTAAAATAACATTATCTGCAAAATGTTCGTGCAGGGCGTCATTGATAGCCAGTATATGCAGCTGGGTCAGATCCAGATTGCCGGCCGTATGCCCGTGCAGCGCGTTGCTGATAATCAGGCTAATACTTGTATCAAGAACAACATTATCAGCCGCGTGCGCATGGACTGCATCGTTGATGATCAGCAGGTGCAGTTGGGTCAGATCCAGATTGTCTGCCGTGTGGCTGTGCGTCGCATCCTGAACGACAAGAACATGGGCCTGGGTTAATACCAGATTATCAGCCGTGTGATCGTGCTGTGCGTCCTGAACGACAAGAACATGGGCCTGGGTTAATACCAGATTATCCGCCTCATGTGCATGTTCGGCGTCCTGTACTGTCAGGACGTGAAGCTGTGTTAGCGTTAAGTTGTCCGCCTCATGCGAATGTTCGGCATCCTGAACGACAAGAACGTGGGCCTGAGTCAGTGCCAGATTTTCAGCTTCGTGGCTGTGCTCGGCATCCTGAACGACAAGAACGTGGGCCTGAGTCAGTGCCAGATTTTCAGCTTCGTGGCTGTGCTCGGCATCTTGCACCGTCAGGGCGTGAAGCTGTGTTAGCGTTAAGTTATCGGCTTCGTGCGCGTGTTGTGCATCCTGGACGACAAGAATATGAACCTGCGTCAACGTGAGATTGTCAGCCTGATGCGAGTGTTCGGCGTCCTGCACGGTCAGCAGGTGCAGTTGGGTTAAAACTATATTTTCAGCTTCGTGTGCGTGTGTTGCATCCTGAACCGCTAAAATATGTAGTTGCGTTAAATCCAGATTATCTGCGGTATGACTATGTTCAGCGTCTTGTACGGCCAGCACATGGGCTTGTGTTAATGCAAGATTGTCTGCTGTGTGGCTATGGGTGGCATCCTGTATGACCAGATCAACAGCCGTTTGCGCCAGTGAAGATATTGCAGCTTCGGATATACTATGAAAGCCGAGCATTACAGACTACTCGTTTTTTTCTCAAGATCATTTAGTCTATCTTCTATGCTTTTCGGTTGTTCTATAACTTTATTCGCCTCGGTATTCCATTCATCCGCTATATTTTGCTTTTCAGTATCTTCCAGTTTTATAACTGTATGTTTGCCAGTTTTAGTGCTGACAACCACTCTGTGACCCACGTCATTTTTTGTAAACATTATGCTGCCCTCAGACCATAGAGTGTATAGTTCATTGCTTCGATATTTCCAGATGAAAATAGTAACTGGAACGCATTAACAGCCGCAGCGCTTTCTCTTACACCAACACCCACTGACTCTGCTAATCCACCAACAGGATTGATGTGTGCTTCCTGGTAATTGATAAAAGTAAACGTTATATCTGCGGGACTATATAACCTGATAGTACCTGCTCCGAGTTCGTTGGCCGCTGTACCGAATGTTGTTGCATTTGTAGTTGAACCGCCGATTTGTATCTTGGTATCACCAGCGTTTGCCTCATTGAGGTCTGTTGGCGTAACTCCATGAGAGGCATGAACATTCCATCTGTAATTACCCGCGCCTGCATCAAATGATGCGCCGTTGTTGGCATCAGTCCTAGCCCATAAGGTAACACCATCTGTTGCTGGAATAAGATTATTATAAACCAGCATATACGCCCGATATGTCGCGGACAGATCAGTAAAATCCAGCGATGCAGCGGCACTCACGCTGCCCTGGGCTATGATCTCCAATCCTGCTGTATCAAACTTTTCCGCAGATTCGGATGAAATCGTACTGAAAATTTCAGCATCACCGGAAAGGTCAAGTAACGAACCTGTACTAGAAGCAATCAGGTTACGGGTCAGTGTCGTACCTGTGTGCGTATAAACACCGTAGCCTTCTTCCCATGCTGTCCCGTCAGTAATAGCGTAGTCTATCGTTTCTCCGTCCAGTGCGGCGGGAACGGCCTGAAAACCGGAAACAGCGGCACCCAGCGTAACCGTGCCGGTGCCGGTTGTGGCAGTAGCAACCTTGACCCGTGGAGGAAATTTACGCGCCATACGAAATTAAGTCGGAGCCAGAATTTCAATGTCCCAGGCCGGGAAATTGACCGTATTCCCGGCTGTCAATGACTGCGAAGTACAGGTGGTGACGTAATAAAGTAAAGTGCCGGTAGATTTGGTTAGCGCGATGTATGTGCCTGTGCCAGTAGTATCTACAGGCACACTGGATTTAGCCGCCACCGTGACCTTGCGCCCGGAGGTATCGCCGTTGGCTTTGGTAAAGTCGGTGTCTGGCGTCATGGCGATATCTGCCAGCTTGAAGGTCGTGATGGCCTCGGTGTAAGTCGTCGGCTGGGCGCTACAGACGGTCATTAGATCCGCCTGATCCAGCACATCAAACGCCCCGTCAAGTACATTAGCGTGCACAGTTTTAGCCATGTCTCAGCCCCCTACCTTGTCGGTGACGCCCAGTGTTGAATTTTGAATATCCAGGTTCCTGCCGTGGCTTTTATCACGGTCGCCGGTCTTGACGACCCCATCCAAATCCTCAGCCCAGCCGTTCTCAACAAAACGCCGTCCGCGCTCATCCTCCACCGTGCGTATTTCATCCTTGAGATATGTATCCCTGCCATCCAGAAACTTTTCTTCAAGTACTTTGATTTTCATAGTGAACTCCGGGTTAAACTTTATTGATTCTCTGCTCAGTGTTGCCGTTACCGTTGCGTACGCAACGCCGCGCAACGCATCTTCTGGTCCACGTCCTGAGCAAAACTGGTGCTGCAGGTACGCTCGAAAAACCGCAGCCACTGCCGGTGAAACCGTTCCGGGATCGACAGGATGAACCGCGCCACGCAGTCCACGCATTTGAAGTTATAAATGCAGCGCGTGCTACAGCAGTCGCAGGTCATTTCTTTTCTATTGTTTCAACTGTCATTACAACATGAATGTTATATTCATCGTCCCTGCCAGAAACTATAGAAACATATTGATCGGCAGCTCGATTCATCGCTTCTTCAAAAGCGCCTCCAGCACCTCTGTTTTCACGACACGCCGGCGTGATAATTGAATGTGATGCTTTTAAGCCGGGAATGTTTGTGTTCACGCCTTCCCCGCCTGAAATGCGCTCAATCCGAGCAGCACCACGGCCTCGTAATATTTCAATGCCCGGCGGCGCATGAGTGGTTTCAACGGTTTGCGCCACCAGTTAGTATCGTTGTTAATTAAATGATTCAGATTGCGCAGTAACGTATCATCGGCGAAGTCCTTGTCTTCAATCGTCCGTCCTTCGTAATACATCCAGTCGTGGATCCAGCAGGCCCAGCTGATATCGAGGCCGTAGATCGTGTCCGGGATGAAATCAAACTTCGCCTGCGCCGAGCCGCAGCCATTGCAAATCAGCGCGCGTTCTTCCAGCGTCGCATTCACGTACGACAGCGGCGCCGCCAGCCCGGACGGCATCCGCGCGAGCGTGAGCTGCATTCAGATCACTCCGCCGGCGCTGGCGCCGGGACCGGAAGCGGTGGCCGCCCGAGCATCGCATTAACGATGCCGTCCACGATCGCCGGCGTGACTTTCACCGCGTTGTCGGAGAATATTTTTTCCACACTCGCGCGCATTTCCGCGGACGTGGAGCCGACGACATCGCTGGCCGTGTAATAGAAGTCACGCTGGCCATCGCCGTTCAGGTCCACTTCACCAGCCACGTGCGCCTTGTCCTTGCAGTCCCACCAGCGCACGGTGAAGGCCTCGCCGTCTTCCAGATCCGACTCCACCGGCTGGATATATTCCGCCACGGTGCAGCCCTGGAAGTTCTGCGGGTTGTAGTCCGTCAGCTCCGTGCTGCCGCGCCACAGCGATTTGCCTGGCTGCGTCGAACAACCGGCAAGCAGCAACACACAAGCCAGCACCAGTAATAATTTATTCATTGGATTCACCTCGTTGATTTTTCTCCACCAGCCGCGGCGGTGCGATATAGGTCCGGCTTCTGAATTTTTGAATCTCATTCGGGTCGGTTAATAAATACGTACGCCGGTGCTCATAATTACTGATGCACGCCGCAACCATGTCGATCACTTGCCCCGGTGGAATTCCAGCACGATATAAATTATCACGGTATATCTGACATGGAGTTTTACGTACCCCCCCATCATCGCCATACGCATCAGTAAACAGCGATGCAATAAAAATAAACCCGGCAACCACAAACGGGCTCACCGGTATGACGTGCATGGATGCACTAATGTCGCGGGCGCAGGATGCACAGGAGCGACCCGCAATCACTGCGGCCAACATAGCCAGCAGTGTCTTGCGCGGGAGTTTCACGAATCCTCCGCACCATACCGCAGGTTCTGCGCGATACGCCGCGCCCAGCCTTTGCCATACAGGTTCCACTTGTCCAGTGTTGTCAGGTAAAAAAGGCGCTCCGACAGAATCAGCATCACCAGATCGGCCTCCGTATATTGCGCCATCTTGATTAATGTTTTCGGTCCGACGATGCCGTCGGCAACCAGTCCGGCCGCCCGTTGCAGCCGCTTGATGGCAGTCTTTACCCCGCCCTGGCCGCTGTTGATGGCGAAGTCCAGCAACTGGTAAGCCACGCTGTTGGCATAGTGATCGGCGCGTAACGGCTGCAGAAAGTCCTTGATATAAATTTCTGCTGCCTCGTCAATCGTCAGGTTTTTAATATCGAGATGGCTATAAGTGTTCGCGGCAATACCAAACTTTGTCCCTTTCAGTTCACCCTGGCCGGTCTTGCCGCCGGTCCAGTTGCCATCATCATCCGGATCGTTACTGTAACCCGCTTCATGTTCAAAAATGCGTGTCAGCCATTTGCTGACCGTTGCAATAGAATCGTTCATAACCGGGCCTCGAGCTTGATCATGATATCGCGCATCGAACACATGGTCGCTTTCATATCACGTATGGCGCCGACGAAATCCTTGCGTTCCTGGTCGTGCCGGTCGCCGATCACCTGATACTGACCACGGTGATATTTTTCGGAACGCTGCCACACGACGAGCGTCACCACCCAGCCGAACATCGCCACCATCAGCGCCGGGTTGCCTTGAAACAGCGCAGCAATGAAACTGATAATCCTCAGTTCTTCCATCGTTCACTCTCCAAGGCCAGGTTGAAACAGGTTTATTTTATCCAGATGTAAAACGTGCCTGACTTGGTATCACCGCCGCTGCCGATGATCACTTTCAGCCGGTCATTGGCCACGCAGACAGGCGCTTCCACCGGTTCGCCTGCCGCCGCATACAGCGAGGCGCTGCCGTCTGCCCCGTGCGTCGCCTGCAGATAGACGCTGGTGAACGCGCTGGTGCCGATATCGTCGTGGTTCGCCACCACCACGCCGCTGGTTTCCAGCGTGATATCAAGGTCCGCGCCGGTATCGAGCGGCGTGGTAGCGTGCGGCACGTAACGCACCTGCGCCACGCAGCCGGTGACGACCGCGGTGTATTCCGTATCAGCGCCGCCAGATGTGGTGGTGATCGAGATGGTTTGCAGTTGCACAAACTCGGCGCTGGCAGGAAATACTGCCAGGCAGAGCAGTGCCGCTAGCAGAAGTTTACCGATCTTCATAATTAATCGTCCTGCCGGATATAACTGATCACGACAGTGCCGTTCAGCACACCATCGGCATCGGCATTCGCGCCCCAGCCATCGGCCAGGTTGACATGTATCGTATGCGCGCCGGCCGTGGTGATCTCCAGTGGGGCGCCGGCAGTTGGTCCGGCGCCCTTGACGGTCGCTGTGCCGTTGGTGTCTGCCGCTACCTGGCCGGTGATAACGTCCTCGAAAGTCGCAGTACCGCTTAATGCAGTGACAACACCGGAGGCGATGACCGTGCCCAGTCCGATTTCCGGGGTATCAGTGGTGGTGGTCACGCCGGACAGGTCCACCGACATATAGGCGTCACGCACCAGGTTGGCGCCGGCGGGTAGCGTATAGATCAACGCGCCCACACCGAGGTTCTCACTGGATCCCACCGTGATCGCCACGTTGGTCAGCGTCAGAACAGATGTTACGTTCACGCCATCGCCGTAATGCACAGCGGTAACGCCGGTCTCCATCGTGCCGTTGTTGGCGTTGGTTTGTAATTTTTTGGCGGAATCCACCAGCGCGGCCTTGGAGGCCACACTGTTTGCCACCACCGAACCATCCAGCAGATTTATCTCAGCGCCGGTGGAGGTAATAGTTGTGGCTGCCGTATCTTTTAAAACGCCGTAGGTCAGAATGCCGGCGGCGGGCCAGGTGTAATCATCACCGGTATCCAGCACGACCGCCTTGCTCGCGGCGCCGGTACCCAGCGTGGTGATGTCCAGGTAATTCAATTCGGCGGCAGTCGCTGTTACACCATCGGCGATATTCAATTCAGCGGCACTGGATGTGACTGCCGTGCCGGCGATCTTCAGTGCGCCGCCGGATTCAATGTCCAGTTCACCACCGGATTCCACATCCAGCGAGCCGCCGGAACCGATCGTCTGACGGGCACCGCCTTGTTCCACACAAATCGGGACATTACAGGCAGCGAACCCGGTCACAGGCAACATCAGCACTGCCGTCGCCACAACAAGAATTTTGATAAGATGTTTCATTTCGTCACCTCGTAAATAAAATAAAAAGGCGGAGCAAGCCCCGCCTTTAAAAAGTGCTGCAGATTATGCAGTGCCTTCAGCCGGGCTGACATGCAGTTCCGCGTCAATGGTGGCGCCATGCGATGTCGGTTTCACCTGCGCACCGTACTGAATTGCATAGATCGGCCCGGTGGCGGTATTGGCGCCGCCGCGGTCGATTTCACAGCGCACATAACGGTCGCCTGGCTTATAGACATCGATCAGGAAACTGTCGTCGTTGTCACCGGGCACGACCTTCGTGCCGGTTAGATCGGCGAATGAGCTGTCATCGGACGATTGCGCGACGTTGGCGAAATTCGCAGCGTCGGCCGTATCGATCTGACCGATAAATATCACGCCTTCGAAACCGGCCATGTCCACCGAGTCACTGTTAATGGCAGTGCCGGCGCTGGCCTGTGCGTCTTTCACCATTGTTACTTTCACATCTTTGCTGAGGTTCATGATTAAACCCTCCAATCAGTTTTATAATAAAAACGGAATTCAGAAAAAAGCCCGCGAATCAGCGGGCTTTTGATTTACAGATTGCTGGTTAACCCAGTTTCACGCGGGCGAACGCTTCACCCAGCACCGGCATGCCGTCCCCTTCATAGCGGGCGATGTAGCCGTTCTGGTGTGTGGCGGCATAGAGCTCCAGCAACACCTGCACGGAGAGATCCATCGCATCAGCAATCCAGTAGTAGCTGAAGTCACCGAGGATGCCGACATAGAGTCCGGTGGTGAAGGTGTTCGGTGCGTATTCCGACATCAGCACCGGACGACCCATCAGGGTGTCCGGTTCGCCGGCACGCACTGATTCACGCCACATGTACTGGCCTTCGCCATCTTTCAGCTTGGCGATCTGCTTCACGCCGTCACGATGAAATATCCAGTCCGCGTTGCGCCAGTAACCAGCCTTCAGTGAATATTTGGCATTCGTCAGGCCGTCAAACGTCATCGCGGTTGTAGTGTTGTCCGTGGACACATCGCGGCCGGTCGGAATGCCGTTGGCGGATGCGGTGAACACGCCCAGCGGCTGCCCGGCGCCAGTGCCGGTCAGATAGGCCTTCTCCATTGTCACACCGAACTTGTAAGCCAGGCGGCTGATCACGAGGTCCACAATATTCAGGCTGGAAATGCGCACCAGTTTCTTGGAAATCTTCACCAGTTTGGAACAGAGGGTGGGTGTCAGAGTGCGCTTACCGAAGTCCATCGCCGTATCTTCATCCACGGTGACGATTTCACCGGACCAGGTGCCATCTTCCGGATCGGCATCGAGTGACGGCGCGCCAAGACTATCGGCCTTCTCTACCGGTAACACGGTAGCGCGCTGGCGGATGTAAAGCACATCATCAATGGCCTTGATCAGCATGTTTACGAATGTTTCCGGCACCACGGTATAACCGCCGGCCTCGTCATTATCTGCCTGCAGGGCATTCAGAATCTGCCGGTCGTCAGCGCCCAGCGAACGACCTGCCAGCAGTTTCTGGAAGGCATTAGTGAATTCCGGCGTGGCACGGCGGCGGTCTGCCACCTGCAACCGGTTTTTTATCGTTGCTGCCGGTGTCTCAGGCTGCGCATCCGGGTCGATGCCAGCGGCCAGGGTTTTGTCCAGCGCTTCCTGTTTTTCCGCGCGTTCGATACGGGTCTGGTATTCCGCCTGCTTGTCCATCAGATCGTTATATTTGGCGTCTTCTTCAGCGGTCATGTTGCGGTTTTCCTTTTCCGCCTTGTCGTGCACTTCACGCGCGAGATCCACGACCTTTTTACGCTCACGGCGCAATTCATTGGTATTCATTTTTAAATCCTCCAGAATAGAGTTAATGGTATCTATTTAGCGTCAACTTCTTCGGAAGTCAGCAGCCAACATCAACCCGCAGCAATCATCTTAGGATGATGCCGAAGGTTTCCGGTTATAGGGAATGGTTAAATTTCTGCTGCGAGTAATTCGAGCGTGCGCCGGCGGTGCGCTGCCACGCGTTTCATTTCTTCGTCGTCAGTGGGCAGCGCCGGGTCCTTTAATGCCTGCGGCACGTTTTTGAAATAGTCCAGTTTGAAACTGGCCGCGGCCTTCACCGATTCAATCATCTCATCGGCAAAACCGAGTGCGACAGCATCGGCGGCCGTCATCCAGGTTTCTGCGTCCATCATTTCGAAAAGTTTCTTTTCATCCAGATTAGTCTGGGCGCGGTAACTGACCATAATGCTCCCGCGGATTTTATCGAGGGCATCCGCCATCTTGCGCATTTCGGCAGCATCGCCGACGGCGAAGCCCCAGGGATTGTGGATCATCATCATCGCATTTTCCGGCATGATGATTTTGTCGCCGGCCATGGCAATCACGCTGGCGATACTGGCGGCAATGCCGTCGATGCGGACTTCAACCTGCGCCTTGTGGGCTTTCAGAATGTTGTAAATAGTGTTGCCGTCAAACACGTCACCGCCCGGGCTGTTGATGCGGACGATGATCTTGTTGATATCGCCGAGGGCCTTCAGTTCGTCAGAAAAGCGTTTTGCGTCCATGCCTCTACCGGACCAGAAATCTTCGCCGATGAATTCATAAATCAGGATTTCCGCTTCGCCATCCGCCAGCGCTTTCATTTTCCAGAATTGTTTCATGTCCGGCCCTCTCATTTTGCAGCCAGTGCTGCGGTGATTAATAACTGGTGATACTGCACGTTTTCAAAACGGCCACTGACGTCGCCTTCCGCTTCGATGGTGTCGTTCCAGCGGTCGATGCTGCGGGCACAATAATCGGCGGCGTCCTTGTCCGTCACGCCGAGCACATCGGCCACGAACTTTTCATGCTCCTGGTAAAACCCGGCAAATGCGGTTTTGCGTGCCGCCGGCGTGGTGTTCTTTTCAAACAGTTTGCGCACCGCCTTGTATTCTTTATTGACGATGCGTTTGGCCGCGGCTTCCGTCAGTTGCTGTTCGCGGCTGTTTGCGGGTTCCGCTGCACTAGATCCCGTCTCCCCAGCCTCAGCCATGTTGCTCGGCTGTAAATATTCATCCAGTTCTTCAGGCCCGGGGTTCAAATCTTCCAGCAGCCGCACTTCGTTGCGCGTCATGTGACCGTCGAGGATGCCCATGCGGTAGGCCTCGAACCGGGTCTTGATGTCACCGCGCAGCAATCCATTAGCATTAAACTTGATGAACAATGATTCTTTTTCTTCGCGGGTGACGAACAGGTCACGCGCGGCGGATTGCTCCCAGCGCACAAACCACGGCATCAGCGAATAGATCACAAATTCCAGCGACATCTGCGTGATGTTGCTGAACGTGGCACGTTCCAGATCACCGATCATGTGCGGCGGCACCAGAAACATGCGGGCAATGTCCGTCACCGATAATTTCCGGCCTTCGACGTATTGCGCGTCTTTCTGGTTGATACCGAGTGCCGTGAATTCAATGTTGTCCTCCAGTACCACTGGCGCATGACGGTCGATGCCGGTGGTCTGCTCAATAAAACTGCGCCGGAACTCATTGCGTTTTCCCGCGTCCTTGAAATGACTCGGATGCTTCAGGATGCCGGACGGTGTCGCGGCATTGGCGTAGAACTTCGCGCCGTATTCCTGCATAGCCAGGCCGAGACCGACCGTTTCCCGATGGTATTCGATCGGGTTCAGTCCACTCAATCCGCCGTTCACCGACAACCCGCGCAGATGAAATATTTCACCGGGCAAGAATATTTCCTGGCCGCCGCTGTCCGGATCGGTGTAACGATAGGCCATCTGCCCGCGCCGGCGGTTCACCCAGAACGGCCGCATGTTGTCCGGTGGCAGCGGGTTCAATGACTCGATAAAACCACCGCGCGACATCTGTTTGTAGGCATAAGCATTCCCGCGCAGCGTCAATCCGGCCATGCAATACTCGCGGAACTCCATCGAGGTCTGAAAGGCGTTCGGCTGCGTATGCAGCAACTGGTACAGCTGCAGGTTTTTGGCTTTCTCTTTTTTGTCATCACCAAGATGACGGAACAAATCCAGCGGCAGCATGGCTACGCCTTCCGATAACCGGCGCACGGCAGCGTAGACTGCAGCCAGCCGCAGGGCGGTGTCCGGCGTCACGTTCTGCCCGGAGCTGGTGCGCATGCCGCCACTCAGCATTTCCACCAGCACCGGATCGCCAGGATGCTGACTGGATGATTTTGTGGCGGCGCAGATCTGTTGATCGCGCAACGTGTTCAGTATTCCCATCAACCCGGTGCCCGGTAACTGGCCAGCAGCAACCACACGCCACACCACACCCATGCCCAGGGCCCGCTGACTTCAAACAGCCCGAAGGTGGACACGCCGAGTCCGGTAAAAAAGAAAATATCCGTGGCACTGATCGGACTTTTGAATTTTTTATTTTCAGGCATCAGTTGAGTACCAGTAGTTTTTCAGTGTCGTAAATGGTGCCGCCCGAGCCTTCATCTTGCAGCCACAAACCAGCGGACATCACCAGTGCCACGTACGGGTCGATCATGTCTTTTGATTTTTCCTTGTCCGGCTTGATGTTGCCGGCCGGATCCTTGCGTGCCACGACGTTCGATGCGCACCACAGCAACACCGGATCGCCGTTGTGTTCAAATTCGCCGGTAAGATACAGGCGGTCCATTTCGCGCAGGGCCGGGTTCATCGACACGTAACCCTGGCCATACTCGACCATCTGGACACCTTCCGCCACCAGGTCGTTCACCAGCTGCGACACGTTAAACCGGTCGTAGGCGATCTCGATATCATCAAACAACTCGCAGAAATCGAGAATGTCCTGCTTGATGAAGTTGTAATCGGTGATATTTCCCGGCGTCAATACCAGCCAGCCATCGCGCGCCCACTGGTCGTAAGGTATATTGCTTTTTTCAGTACGTTTTTTAACGGTGTCTTCCGGCAGATAATGCCTGCCGAAGTAGCGTTTTTTGCCGTCCGGCAGCATGAACGTCATCACGAACGAACTGATGTCAGTGGTGATGCCGGCATCCAGCCCGGCCTTGCAGCGCAGGCCCTTCAGGTCCTGCAGCTGATAGACCTCAATCTTGCCGTGCTCGTCCTTCGGCCGGCACTCGGCAAACTTCAGCGTATCGACGTGCGCGAATTCCGCATTCACCCAGATGTTTAAATGCTTCGTCATGAAGTTGGCGCGTTCGCTCGGCGTGGCCATAGCCTGGCGGAACTGGTCCTCCAGGTATTGCATGGAAATGCTCACGCCGAGGTTCGGGTTCGCCTTATGCCAGACGGGCTTGTCCTGCCAGTCGTCATCTTCGTCAAGTGTGTAGATCGCGCCGAAAAATGCATCATCTACAATGACACCTTCCAGCACCTTGATGGCGTAGTCGCGCACTTCAAAACAAATGCAGGACTGCTGGAAACCGGCTGTGGTAATCACCCAGTGCAAAGGTTGTGCGCGGGATCCGGAAGCGGATTTCAGCACGTTCCAGACTGACGCATTCGGGTGCGCGTGAAATTCATCCACCAAGCCGGTGCTGACATTCAATCCGTCAAGCGATTTCGATTCTGCTGCCAACGGCTCGAACTTGCTGAACGATTTCAGATCAGTCAACGACTTGTCCAGCACGCGCAACATGCCGCGCAGTACCGGGTCCTGCCGGACCATGCGGCTCGCTTCCTCAAACAACAGCCGCGACTGGTCGCGCTTTGTCGCCGCGGAATACACCTCGGCGCCCTGCTCGTTATCACCAACGAGTCCATACAAACCGGCGCTGGCCAGTTCGGTGGTCTTCCCGTTTTTCCGTGCCATGTCGTCATACACGGTGCGGAACCGGCGCGTGCCGTCTGCACGCAGCCAGCCGTAAATATTAAGTTCCTTGAAACACTGGAACGGTGACAGGTCCAGCGGCTTGCCTTTCCACTTACCTTTCGAATGCCGGCAATAACGCGCCGTGAAATTGAATTTCCTCGCAGCGGCGTTCTCATCCAGCCGTAGCCCGCGTTCATGTCCGGTGTCTATGTCGCGATAAAACCGCTCGACTGCAAGTTTGATATACCGGTTTTCAACCCGCCGGCCGCTGCGAACGTCGGCGGCATATTGCCATGCCCGTTCGATGCATATCTCGGCCGGTGTGCGCACATCTTCTGCCGTCTGCATCAGTCAAAGTTAAGATTACCCTGGTCAGGGTTAATCGGATTCACCCGCACCCGGGCAGACGGCGTCAGCCCGAACTGCTCGCCGATTTTCAACATCTGCTCCACGGCCCTGTTGCGAACGATCCAGTAGGCCGACACGGTTTTGTAATTTCCCGGTGTCAGTTGAATTACGCCATATTTTTTCTCGCCCTCTTCCGTGCTCGTATCGATACCGGTGAGGCGTTGTATCTCTTCGCACATCTGCCTGAACGTGCCGTACGTGTCGCAGTAAATAGTGAGCGCATCTTTGTCCAGCGTGGAGATCAGATCATACCGCGCGAGCTCTTTAGTGATCTCCTTCCACTTCGTTTTCGCCATACTCGACAGCCACGACGGACATGTCGGGATCTCGGTTTCCGTCTTGATGGATTCCGGCAACGGCCGGTGTGTTTTATCGGAGCCGCCAGTCAGCCGGACGACATTGTCCGGCATTGGCTTCGGTCCTGGTCTGGCCATACTTGTTTACCTGTTTGTGTTGATTGCGCGCTGTACGATTGCAGCGATCGGTGTACGTCTGAAAATAAGTTGCTGCTGAACTGCATCATGCAGTTGCTTGCCGTGATGCACGGTGCCGTTCTTTTTCGAATCATGAAACCGGTAATACCGCTTCCCGTCTTTACCAATAAAACTCATTGGTCACCCCTGAAGCGTTGCGTGCGCAACGCTATGAAATTCTGAACTGCCTGATATCCCCATGATCCAGATACCCCCTGTACTATAATTTGCGGAAAAAAATTCGTGATTGGGCTTACGGTCTATGAGGAAAGGGTTATAGAGATTTCACCCCCTATACCCTTTATGTATCTTTATTGCGTCGCTCATTATTGCGTGCGCACGGGTTTCTCCCGAAGCCACCATCTTCCGTCGCAGTCTTCTGGTTATGATGCGTTTCGCACAACGTCTGCCAGTTACTCCTGTCCCAAAATAAATCATAATCGCCACGATGCGGGATGATGTGGTCAACCACCGACCCCGTTGTTGTTCTATCTATTTCCAAACAGCGCACACACAACGGATGCTCATCAAGCCACGCATTGCGTGCTCGCTGCCAGGCCGCACCATACAATCGTTGTGATGCAGTGCCGCGTCGTTCATCATGTCGTTTACGCTGCTGCTTCTTGTCAGGTAGTCCGGGCGGCCGATAAATCCTGGTCTTATGTGGCATACACACGCCCACAAAAAAGCCCGGGCTTGCCGGGCTTATACGTCATACCTGTCTGCTGATTAATAATCACTCATGGAGGCAATCCTCATTCGGTGTTGGCCTACTCATCTGGCAGTGACAACAATACCAAGATATGCCAATCATAACGCATTCGTCTCGGGTCATGTTCCCACCTTACCGAACCACTTGATATATAAGCGTTCATGGGCGCGATCCAGCCTGCGAAACAGCGAGGCAGGACTACACTTGCATACCGTGGCCTTGGCAATATTGCTACCCAGCTGCAGGTAATAGGTGCGCATCACCAGCGCCTCCTCGACTGGCAGCGCATCAATATCCTCGGCTGTCATGATTGCCTCCTCAACCTGCTGTGCACTGAACTCAATCCGTGTTGATGTTACGCCAGCACCAACACCTCTATAAATACTGGCATTACTCAAGTGACCAATCCCGTCATCGCCACTCAACGTCACCACCTCAACCCAACGCTCAATGCGCGGCTTGGTGTAAACATACACCTGATACCTAACACCAAGCTGCTCAGTCATAAGCGTGCGAGCGCCCTGACAAAATATAATTAATCGTCCGTTTTGACACATCAAATTTCTTTGCAATCTCTGATGGGCGTAAATGTTCCGCCAGTTCCCGTATCAATCCGATATCATTTTCATCCAACTTGCTGTTCGGGTGCGACGATCCAATGCGGTGCCCGGTAGGACCTTTCCTCACTACACGCGGTCTGCTCATGTTCGTATCTCCCGGCCTGTTGGCGCGTTAATCGGAAAGTCTGCTTCCTGTTCACCTGTGAAGGGTTGTTCGTAAATCAACGCATTCACCTGGCCTTCCTGCTCGACGTGCCGCAGGAATCCCCAGCCCTTGCATTTCGGCGTGTGCAGGAACAGCGTCCAGGTGTTCGCTTCAATCCACACGATGCGATGAAAGGTGCGTGCGGATATATGATTGATGCGAAAGCGTTTCACATTGCGCACATCAATCACCAGGCCTTCCACCGGGTCCAGCCAGCGCAACCGTTCTTCCAGATAGCCGCCGCACAACGGAATGCCGCAACTCCATCGCCACGGGTGATTGTGCAACCAACGTTCTTCATCTTGCGTGACGAACCGGTGCAGATACGCCGTGAACCAGCGGCAGCGAAACAACGCATACCGTTCCAGATACGGCTGGCCATCGATGTAAATCACCCGCACCCGCAGACGGCCGCTGAACCACCACAACAACGCATGCATGAAAGACTCACGCCGCGCCAGCAGCAGGAACACGCGCCAGGTCATTTCCTTTTCTCCTGGGCGAACATCTCGGCCCATGTGCGTAAATCGGCCACGCTCATGCGGCCGCTTTCGATATCGGCAATGTCATCAGGTGAGAACTTCGAGAATATTTCTTCTGCAGTGATGTCCAGTCCGACGCACGCATCGGTGATGGCCGTGCGAACCGGCCCGGGCAGTGAATTAAACTTATGTGGTTGTGGTTGTGGTTGTGGTTGTGGTTGTGGTTGTGGTTGGTTTGGTTGGTTCTGGTTGGTTGTTTCCCTCTGTATCCTGTAGATGTCATTTTTCTGACACTTTTCCGTGTAGCTATTAGATAAACTGTCATAACCAACCAAACCAACCACGGTCTGTTCCAGTTTCCACGTCTGTTTTCCACGGGATAGATTCCCTCGAACAATGCGTAAGCCATTGGAAAGTCTGGATTCCCACTTGCTGATCCGGTTCCCCAAACGCCTGCTGTTGACCTTGCTGCCATCGGCCGCGATCTGGTGCATGGCGTTGCGTAAATCATCAATTTCAGCCAAAGAAGAGGTCGAATCGTGTATCATTTGATGCACAGTGACCTCTTTTTCACCATATTCAGCCCACCACGCAGCCAATAATTCAGCGTGATTTTCCCTCTCCGGGTCACTTATTTCGACTCTGGTACGTGTTTCGCAGGGGTCAATCGCCCCACTCCACACCAAAGGGGCGCGAACGCAACGGGACCAGTCTTCAAATCGGCCGAACGGTTTCAACCCTACATCAGGTTCTTTCGCGGCGTGGTAGGCCTTCAATATCGTCAGCGCTGCGTTCACCAGGGCATGCCGGTTTTCCAGTGCATATTTGCGAATATCCTCGCGCCTGAACTCCCGTTCCTCCGGGTGCTCGACGCCGGCATCGAGGCGGGAAATCAACACCCGCGTGCTCAGATCGCCGCGCACCGTAAGATTATTGCCAGTCATCAGAATTGTCAGCGCCGTGCTCACCCGCTTCATGCCGGTCACACCCAGCACCCGGTCCTTATAGGTTTCGTTTGTGGCAATCGAGCACAGCACATCGCCGTGTATTGTGGTTTCTACGTTGTCGATCATCAGCACCGGATCGCCTTCCACCAGCACGCTCATCAACAGCTTGCGCAAGTCGCCGTCGTCTTTCGGTTGTGTAATCGCGCTTGGCTCATGGCCGGTGGCCAGAATACCGATCAACATGGCTAATAGTGATTTACCACTACCCATCACCGGCGCGTCAAATCCAAAAAAAGGTGCCGTTCGCAGGGACCAGCGCACCAGGGCGGTGAGTAATGCCGCGAGCCAGGCGGCACGCGCCGCAGCATCAATGAATGGGAATTCAGACACCAAATCCTCCAGCAGCTCGCGCGCGGATTCGGCGTCTTTCCGGGTCGGTTTTTTTTTAATGCCCTTCCAGTCTTCAATGTGCAGATAAATACCGCTTTCCTTATCGAAGCCCGCCTCAGTAATCACCTGGCCTGATGCTGTGATCGTCGGCGCCCCAAGCACCGCCAGCAATACCGGCAGCCTGGACGTGCTGCGCGAAAGCAGTGTGTCCGCCACGTCTTTCGGACAATCCACCGACTTGAATGCGTCTTTCCGCACATCATATTTTTTCCAGCCGGTGAACCGCGTGGCAATGTCACGCAGGCGCGTGGACGTCAGCGGCACGATCACATAAGCGTCTTTTGCCCGCTTTATGGCGGTGTGCGGCTTCTCCGGCACCGTGCCGATTTCCACCAGCAATCCAGAACGTTGATACACGCCCGCCTCCTGTTTTTCCATTAGCACCGTTTCTAGCAGGTCCGCCAGTTCGTGCAGAACGCCGCCCTTGACCTCGATGCGGCCATCCTCGTTCGGATTCGCGTCCTTGAAGGCCACATCACGCGGATCCACGACATCGTTCATGCCACGTTCCCCGCCCGTTGCGCCAGGTAAAATGTCTGCAGCGCATCACGCCGCGCCTCATAAGCCTGGTCCATTGCATACGTCCAGATCCCGTCGTACTCCGGCCGGTACCGGTACTGAATCAGATGCAGACCCGCGTCCTCAATATATTCAACATCACGCTGCCACCAATGCACTTCTACCCATGCCGCCAAATGTGCGATTTCAGACACCAGCCACGGCGTGCCGGTGTTGTAATCTGTCACGCGAATCGTCACCGCGAGACCAGCGATGCAGCCAAAATGATATTTGCCCGGCTCATACTCGCCGGCAGGAATGTATATCAACGCAGCCTCCGGGTCCGGCCGCTGCGGCCAGGTGTGCGAATAGACCACATCCACCACGTCCGGATGCACGCCGCGCCTGCGCATCTCGATAATCGGTTTTGCATACGGCGGCGTTTTGAGTTTCATAGCAACCTCATATTCCGTTGCCGCCCAGCACACTGCGGATTCATCCACAGCACTTCCGTGCGTGGCCGTGCGCCATCGGCCAGTGCAGGA